ATTTAATTTCCTCAGTAAGTTATTGTTGTTGTGTTGTTAGTATGCCCAGTAAAGTTACTCAAAGTGGTCTGTGACAAACTGTTTAAGTACACGGAATGAAACCAGATGTAAGTAGGTAGGCGCAACACGATGGTGTTTACTTGCGTAATGAACCAATTCTTGTAGTGCTTCAACGTTATCTAAGAAAATAACATCCCAGTCACGAGAGTTTTTAGGTTGAGTATCAGGCCAGACAATCATGCGGTATGCATCTCCATGATTCTCCATTGTCAATTCAATTGAGTCTAATTGTTCTAGTGCAGTCATGTCAGTTACTCCAATATTTGATTACGTTGGTTGCTGCTTGTTTGATAAGGATAATAGAGACACCCTTGTGTAACACTTGTCCTACTTCTATTAGTCGGTTGTAGGCTTCTTTACGGTTGTGTCGTAGACAGTACGCAATGATGTCATACTGCATTGACTGTTCTATCTGTAATTGAATCATGATGTTGTTGTGTTGTCAATCAACGTATCATTAGTAGTCTAGTATGAGACAGAATAGGCCATAGCATAAGTCATCAATAACTTGAGTTGTGATAGACTTGACTCTATGATAGGCTAACTTGCTGTACTTAACGGCTTGTGGCTGTGTTAGGAAGTAACCAACTAGAAGGTAGTGGATGATAAACAGTAGGGTAGGTAGTAATAATCCCTTGTATACATGGGTTACAGACTTCCAGACATCTGAAAAGCTACAACCTACTGTCTCGTCCTCAGTCTCATCAATGCTTTCACTAGACACACTTGTAACTACTGCTGACATTGGCTCAGAGGTATAAACCTCTTCGGTAACCTGTAGTGTCAGACTATCATAAGCCTTCTGCCATGTTGCTGTGAGTCTCTTATCGCCAAAGGTAGCGACTTCCTCAGGTGTAAGTACCTGCAATACAATCTCTTTCAGTTCTGTACGATTCATAGTTCTGGGATTTTCCTGGTGTATTGGTTGTGATGTAATCAACAGTAGCATTCTTGTTGTCGTGTTGTCAATAGGTAAGGTGGACTTCTTTATGTGTGTTCCTTCCCTCACCTGATGTAACTACTATATCATTGTGCTGTCGTGTTGTCAACAACCTCATATGTGCACCTCTAGTCTGTACTGTAGTACAAATGTACTATAGGGTTACACATATGTAAGGCTTCAGCTTCCTTTGAGGTCGATAGGGGGTATAGAGTGTATATATATATATATTACACATCTAAAAAATGCGGGATAGTTTTACTCTAAAAAATGCGGGATAGTTTTACACAGTAACCTCTGTGTTGTACCTCTACATCACGAGCCATGGGGTTTGTTACATAGTTCTTGTAATTGGCGAGTGATTGAAAGCCTCAAATAACCATAGAAGTTTAACAACTTTTCTACTTGGTGTATAGAGTAGAATCTATCTTCACATCACGAGCAAGAGGTCTGTTTTCTCTACACACAGTACTAGCGAGTGATTGTAGACCTCAAGAGGTGATTATGGTGAAATTTACCATTATTCATGTTTTTGAAAAGTTTCAACAGCTATTCTTAGTAGCAAACTAAGACAACGTAGTTGATGAGTACAAGCAAGCGCAGTACGAAGAAACGAACCTTTTGTTTCTAAACACATAAACGTTGTCGAAGTTTAGCTACACGAGGTGAGAACCGAAGAACATCCGATAAGGATGTGATGAGGTTACGAACCTCAGAACCTCGAAAGTTAAAAACAATCTCAGAGTAGTGGAAAGGATTACCACGTCAGGGTTAGGCCCTGGAAATTGTAGGTTCGACTCCTATCTCTGAGTCCTTTGCTAGGCTGGTGAAAGTAGAAGTACTAAGGTACCTGACTGTATTTCTCTAGTATCACGTTCTCTATACGAGAAAGTTGGAGGTGCAAATCCTCTGCGTAGCTCTCGACAACACAACAACAAGAATCTGTGTTATACTACTTGTACTTGAGGCTAACAAGAAATCTTCGTACGTAACCGTCAAACCCGCCACGCCTATCCTTGGAAGCGCACCCGGCGGGTTACTTATTAGCAACGAGCTAGGCTTACGTGTACCACCTCGCAAACACACACAGCCATTGATATGTATAAAACACCTCCTAAGTCTTTTAGCACAGCAACTAAGGTTGTGCTACCTGTACCACACCTGAACCAACGGAATAACGTTGGGAATGAAGTAGTATTTGGTGACCAGATGTGTAATGTCACATCATTGGCTATGTGTGCTTCCTACTATGGTGCCAAACCTGATGCACCGTTCACCCAACTAGAAGACCAGATTAGTGACCATGTAATTAATCACGGTTTGTCTCACTTTGAACCGTACAGCTTAGAGAAAGCGTACAACACTCTATTCCGTCGTAGTGTCGATAAATTCGTACCTGACGCTTCAATCGACTGGATTATCTTGTGTATTCGTGAAGCCCACCCCTGTGTTGTACATGGTTACTTTACCAAGGGTGGACACATTGTAGTTGTGCGTGGTTTTGATACAGTAGCCAGAGCACTGTGCATCAACGACCCATACGGTGAATGGAACGGCTACGGGTATGAGCGTCATGACACTGTTACAGAAGGTGACACAGAGGGTAATGGTGTGTGGATTACCTTTGAGACATTTAATCGTCTCTGTAACGACGGTGGTATCTGGACACACGTAATCTCCCCTGTTCTCTAATAATCAGAAAGAGTAAGAAAATGCCTAAGAAGAAGCAAGTAGTAACTGAGCAGCAAGTAAGTAGTCCATTCTCTACGATTGAAGAAATGGAGGAAGATATTTATGTGAATCTGGTAGATGCAGCAGAAGAAGATGCTGTGTTGGATTCGGGTGAAGTCATCAATGAAGAACCAGAGACTGAAGAACCTGTGGTACTGACAGCACAAGACACGTACGTTGCAATCCTTGCACAGTCCGCACCAATCGAAAACCGTTTTGCGGAAGGTCGGCAGAAGCGGGTAAAGGCTTTATCAGCGGACAACCTTGCAGTACAAGAACGTGTACGACAGATGAACCACCGTGACCACCAACAACGTGCAGCAACATTAGGAGCCGCCGCAACTACAAAACCTAAACAGGCTCTACCAGAAGGTGACGTAGTACACACCGCGAAGGGTAAGACACGTAAAGGTGCAGCAAGTGAACAACAACAAGAAGAGAGCAACGTACAGTAAGTCTGGTGTTAGTGCCAGTTCCTTTACTGACCGACGTAAGAGCAAATTGAAACCTAAGGCACTGAAGAGTCTGAGACATGAAAAAAAAGTCCGTTAATAATACTACACCTACAGTAACACCAGAACAGTTGGCAGTCATTGAGCAACAGCGACAGCAACAGCAGCAGGCATTTGAACAAGAACGTGTATTGTTACAACAGCAGAACCAGCAGCAGACATCCGCCATGCAAGCCATGCTTAACGTGTATGGTAAACAAGTCGAAGACCTGACTGCGACACGACAGCAGCAACAAGCAGAGCAAGCACAACTGTTAGAAACACAACAACAGCAGCAGAAGCTGATTGAAGCTGACAAGGCTCGGAGTGAAGCAGATATGTCACAGCAGAAGTCACGGACTTCACGGTACGCTAACCGCACCTCTGCTGTTATCTCTAGTCGTCGTGCTGCTAGAAGCACTGGTTCTCGTGTGTTCTCTACAAATGGTACTACTAACACTGGACAGATTTTCGGTAAGAGGAGCCAACTGTGATAATTAAACTCATTTTAGATATATTAGCCAGAGCTACAACGATGTCAACTATTGCGTTGGCTTCTGTTGTGGGCTGTCTGATTATTGCTGTGAGTGATAGCAGCCTCAGACCTAAATTCTTTGAGCTAGCTGCGGCTAACTTAGGTGCCTACATTGCGCTACAGCGTGGAGGAAGCATCGGAGACAGAGTTAAAGATAAGGAGGTACAACCTCGTGAAAAACAAAAACGTTAAGGTTGTCATTATGGTCATTGCACCACTCCTTATCTGTGGTGCTCTGTCTGTTCAAGATAAGGAGTTGCGGGAACGGTTCTTTCAACTATCAACTATTTTAATTACAGGGTACTTGGCTTTAGAGATACCATCAACAAAAGAAAGTAATGTTAGACAAACCTACACCCACATCTCCAAAGTTCGCCCCGAAGAAGCACTACACGAACCAGAAGAAAGTAGACGCACTAAGTAGCTACTGGGCATTCATCGAACTTATTAGGTTCCGTGGAGGTATACAAGCATTCGGTGATATACACAAAGAACTAGCTGAATTTCTACAAGACAACACGACAGCACCAAGACGCTTAATATTAATGCCCCGTGGCCACCTCAAGAGTACCTTGTGTTCTGTTGGTTATGTATTGTGGCGAATCTACCAAAACCCTAACATTCGTATCTTTGTTGGTACTGCAACTAAGCCTCTTGCTGTATCCTTCGTCAGAGAGGTTAAACAGTACCTAGAAGACCCGGAACTACAACAAAACGTGTGGAATGTCAGACCACACAAACAAGGTCGTCTGGTGCCTATTCTCGAAGCACAGGGAGGCCGTAAGCCAAAAAGCCGTAGAGACACAGATGATGACCCGTTCAACTTTGACGAAGGGTACACTGAAGCGCAAGACAAGAAGATTGTGTGGAAAGGCGACTCTTTGCAAGTTCTGCGTGACTACATCTTGAAAGAACCAACACTTCACGCTGGTTCCCTTGGTGCCCCTAATACTGGCTTTCACTATGACTTATCTATATTTGATGATTTGGTTACTTTCGATAATGCAGACACACCTGACAAGTGCCAACGAATCCTTGATTGGGTTGCTGATATGGAGTCTGTTACTGACCCGTTAAACCCTCAAACTTCTTTGGGTGGTGAGTCTGTAATGCTTGGTACTCGCTACTTCTACAAAGACCTCTATGGTGTGTATTCTCTAGAAGACTTGACTGAGGAAGAGAGAGAAGAGGAAGCGCTGTTAGGTGGAAGTAGAGGAGACGACTACGGCATCTTTAGGCGCAACATTTTTGTTAATGGTGTAGATGACACAGATGGGTACCTTTGGCCGGAGAGATTTAACGCTGATGTAATTGCGTCCATCAAGCGGCGTATGTTACGCCTACCCAATGGCTTACGACGTTTCTCATCACAATACCTCAACACAATCATGTCAGATGACGAGGTTGTATTAGACCCAGAGCTTATACAGTACATAGCAGCACACAGCGTGTATGTGAATCGTGAGAAGTCTATGGTGGAGGTCTCTATTAGTGGTGTAGCAGATAGACTACTAATTAAACCTTACCTCGTAGTTGACCCAGCTATCTCACAACGTAAAGGTGCTGATAACACAGTTCTCACTGTTGGTGGTGTTGGCTCTAGACAGGAGCTTTACGTGTTTGATATTAAAGTGGGTAAGTTTACACCAGATGAAACGATTGATTTAATTTATGAATTGTCTGAGAAGTGGAACGTTTCAGCAGTACATATTGATAACGAAAAGTTAGGGCAAGCATTAATGTACACTATTCGGAGTCAGTTTGGTCGGAGAAAGCCATTAGCGTTGTTCCCCTACAAGCCAGAAGGTGAAAAGAAAGGCCGTATCACAACCTTCCTAGAGCCAAGATTCAGAAATAACTTAGTGTACCTTGTGACTTGGATGTCTAGACTGTCCGTGTTGATGGACGAAATTGCACTATTCCCTAGTCAGAATGCACACGATGACTGTCTAGATACGTTCGCTATGCTTTGTCATATCGCAGTACCTAGTAGAGTGAGTAGTAATACAACACGACAACGTAAACGTCCACCACATAAACGATTTAACTCCATCTATGGAGGAGTGAGATAATGAATTCATTAAGCAAAATGGGTAAACCAGATGATGTAGAGTTACAGAATATCGGCTCTACTGTGTTGTCTTACTACAACAGGTACCAGCAAGCGCGACAACGAAAAGAAGAGATTTGGGCAGAGTGTTGGGCTGTGTACAACGGCACACCAGAAGCACTGAAGTACGCTTCACTATTAGCCAAGAAGACTTTAGGCAACGTTGAAACAGAGTGGCGGCACCGAGTTAATCCAGGGAAAGCCTATGAAACTGTAGAAACTATTAACGCTTACTTGCAATCAGCGTTCTTTCCTAACCGTGATTGGTTCGACTTGACACCAACACAACCCGGTGATGGTGTTGATGTCGCCTCAGCAGTTAAGCGGTATTTCAAGGAAACACTACACAAGGGTGGTTTCCGCTCTGCTATGGACATGTTTACACGACAAGCATGTATCACTGGCTTTTCGGTGCTGGCATTACCATGGCGTAGAGAGGCCGCACCTTATCGAATAAATCGTAAGGTGGAAGTCCCAACACATGACGAGTACGGTGTGGAGATTGGCAAGAAGTACGTGACCAGGACAGAAACACAACAACGTCTTGTACAAGATGCTCCTCAGTTTGAGGTTCTCTCTTCCTTTGATTGCTTCATTGACCCAGATAACCTTGACCTACGACGGACAAACTTTATCCGTCGTGTGTATCTTACCAAAGCAGCATTATGGCAACGTGTACAAGAAGGATATTACACAGGTCTAGAAGAGAAGGATATTCTCAAGATGTCTACTGATGGTACTGTCTCTAAAAAGAAAGACCAGTCAGCTACACGGAAGGACACAGTAAAGCGGTTTCAGGGTATTGACGAGACTTTCTCTAAGGAAATAGTTACTTTAGTTGAGTTTTGGGGTGACGTTACCTGTTCTGATTGCGTGTATCATGACGTTGTGGTTACGCTTTGCGGTGACAAAGTTATTCGGTACGAGAACAACCCGTATTGGTGTGGCAAACCATTCGTTATTGCGACGTACACACCGAACAACCACAGTGTGTACGGTATGGGTGTGTTAGAGCCTAACCTTTCGATGCTACACCAATTAGGGATTATCACAAATCAACGACTAGATAATCTCGAGCTAGCTGTAGATTGTATGTGGACTTTCGTAGACGATGGCACTGTTGAAGAAGCAGATGTTTACACAGCACCAGGAAAGATTATTAAGGTTGCAGACCATGGCTCTGTTCGTCCTTTAATACACAACCAACAGTTTACTGTAACCTACACAGAAGCACAGTTACTTGACCAAGCAATTGATAAGTCTGCTGGTACTGGCGCGTTTATTTCAACTGGTCAAGGTCGAAGTGGTGAGCGTGTAACAGCACAGGAAGTCCAAGCTGTACGTGATGCTGGTGGTAATCGTCTAGGTCGTGTTCACGCACATCTCGAACAGACAGCATTAGAACCAGTGTTGGTTAAAACTTACCGACAAATGCAACAGTTCGTGCTTGAGGACAAAGTTATTCGTATCCCTGGGTTTACTGGTGGTGAATTTATTTATGCAAGTGTTGGTGTAGAAGAACTACAGCACGACTTTGATATTAAAGCTGTTGGTGCGGGTCACATCGCTGATAAAGAGTTTGAGTTACAAAAACATCTGAACTTTGTGCAGACAGTACAGAACAACCCAGAAATGGGTGGGCTAATTAATTGGGAAGAAATGACACGTCACTTGGCTAATAAGTTTGGTATTGACGATGTAGATAAATTCATCAAAAAACCTAAGACTCCAGAAGCCCCAACAGCACCACCGGTTGTTCCTACACCTGGTGTGCCACAACCAATACAACCAACAGAGCAAGAAATTACAGAGCTTAACCAGCGCTTAGAGGCAGAAGGTGGTAAACCCGCATTAGACTTTGCACGTTCACAAATCGCTTCTGACGGTGGTGCTGAGATGATGAGTCAACTAACTGGTGAGCTAGGCTAGTCACCAAGCGCACAGGGCAACAAGACAATACAAAGAGAGTAATATGACAATTTCTCAAGAAGACCGTGAGTACTTTGAAGCTGCTTTAACTGAAGTTCTTGGTGTAGACCTAAACACACTGAGTCAGGCTATTGGCTTTGTACAGCAGCAACAGACAGAATATGCTTTACGTCCTGTGCGTGATGCGTGGGGTGATGATTTTGATGAAAACTTTGCGAAGACCAAAGAATATTTTGGAACTCTCGAAGCAGACAAGCAAGCATTTTATGACAACCCTGACGGTTTGATTTACCTGTTTGATACTAAGGTGAAACCAACGTTAACGACAGAGACAGCCTCGACTGATGTTCCGTCTATCCCCACCACCTCTGTATCGCAGACTGCTACTTCTTCTACTAAGCAAGGACTCACACGGGAAGCTATTAAAGCTATGACCCCTGCTGAGTACAAAGAGAACGCAGCAGCAATCACAGAGTTCTATAGTACAGCACAACCTAGTGCCTAACTATACAACACAACAACGCATACAATGATTTTGGTGTAACAAAGAAACATGCCATTTAACTCTACACAATCCCCGTTACAAGGGTCAGCAATGACCCAAAGCAACCTTAACGTCTTCATTCCAGAACTCTGGATGGACGAAGTTATTCGTGCTCGTAACGCGAAAATGATGATGATTGATTACGTGAAACGCATCCCTGACTCTATGAAGAAGGGTGATGTTCTACACGTACCTCGTGTAGGTCGTTTGACCGTCAACTACAAGCGCCCTGAACAGCCTGTACAGTTGCAGACCAACGGGCCTACTGAGTTCACCATGCGCGTTGACCGCTACATGGAAAGCTCTTTTCTGATTGAAGATATTGCGGCAATTCAGGAAGATTACGACGCACGTTCAATCTACACGGAAGAAGCTGGTCTAGCACTTGCGCGTGACGCTGACCACTGGATTCTTGCTCACCGTCTTGGTATCAAGAAAGCTGGTCAGGTAATCCAAAGCCGTAATGCGGCTAACACAGCAGATGACGTGCTGAACCGTGCTGCTATCCTTGCTGCCCGATTACGCCTTATTCAGGCTAACGTGCCTCTTGAGGACATTGTTCTCCATGTGTCCCCTGCACAGTACACTTCTTTGTTGAACGTGGATGGTTTCATCAACGGTTTCTACGTTGATGGTAAACCGACTACGACTGGTCGTGTTGGTGAACTATTTGGTATTCCGGTAATTGAAAACAACCACATTCTGAAGAATTCTAACGCTAACTTCCGGATTGGTGATTCTGGTACGACTGGCCCTACTCCTGGTGTAGCTTTTTGGAACGGTACTACTGCTGTTTACAGCGACTACTACCCTGACCAGACTAAATTCACTGACCCAACACACGGTGGTCAGGAAGTCACTATGACTGCTCCGACCTCAACCGTAGCAGGTGACACGCTTGCAATTGGTCAGTACTCTGCACTAATGTGTCACAAGGATTGGCTAGCTTTCTGGATGCAGCAGGAACCCAAAATTGAATCTTCTCGTGAGGTTCTTTATCAGGGTGACGTTGTAGTCTGTACACAGTTTTACGGTGCTAAAACCTTCCGTAGTGATTGTGCAATTGTTATCGAATCGAACGAACCAGCTTAATCTATGAAAACTCTCGAAGCGATTAACCAAATACTACTAATGAACGGTGAGAGACAGGTACGTGAGATTAGTTCTCCTCCTTCTCTTAAAGCTCGTGTATGTTTGGTTGATGCAATTCGAGAGTTTTCCTTACTTGGTAATTGGCCTGCGTTAACAACGTGGGCTTACCCTGTATCTTGGTCAGGTAACATAGCTAAACTACCAGACAACACCATTAAGATTCTTGCTGCTCGGACAAGAACACCAGAAGGCAAATACAAGCAATGGCGCTTACACGAGGAGTGGAACGAAGTATACACAGACTTTACATACACGATTATTGGACACAATCAAGTTGAAGTGTCAGCACCAGATACTTTCTTAGAATTTCGTGTAACCTTCTATCCAGAGCTTCCGACTGAGGACATTCTAGACATCGCTATTGACCCATTGTATTTAAGCGCAATTCTGAAGAGAGCACAGGCGATGTTTGCACTCGTACACTTAGAGGATGCGGGGATTGGCAGTCAGCACACAGCAGAGTACGAACTACTCCTAACACAGCTCCGTAGCAGAGCAAGACAAAACCATAACGGTGTCTCTAACGTCTACAGAAATGGAAGGGTCTAATGGTCACACGAAGAGATGAGAGGCGGCAGGTTGACCCTAATAGAGAAGGCTCATCTATTGTCGTAACTAACTTTAACGGTTTAAACACCACGAGCAATCCTATGACTATTCCTTACGAGGATAGTCCTATTTTTACTAACGTTATTGTTGGAGAACGAGGTGGAGTTGAACGACGTGCTGGAACACAGGTTGTGTATGAGCCAACAAACTCAAAAGGTTCTGTACTAATTCCAGTTTCTACAAGTTACGGGTACAACTATATTCTAACTAAAGACGGAACTAATCTTGTCGTGCTGGAATACTTCAATGACAAGATGCTACCTGTTCTTACGAAACCTAACGTGTGGTCACAGTCTGCTAGTGAAGTAGACCCATCCTACGTTACACTTCCTGAGTCTGGATGCTCCACTGTTCTATTGTGTACAGGTAATAACACACCAATTCAATGTCGCTTCCAGGAGTACCGAACAGTAATTACAGTAAATAGTCCGTCTACCCTAATTAACATCAGTGATGACGCGAGTATCCGTGAACATATGTTAGGGAATACTATTCTGTACGTTAACGGTGTTGAAAGAAAAGCATCAGCAAAGAGTAGTTTATCTGGGGGAACCACTAGCTTTAGTCTGATTGGCACACCTCTACCTGTTGGAACTTACACAATTGATTTAGTGTTTGTTACGTGGCAATGGTGGGCTGAGTCATATTACTACTACGGTGATAGATTCTACGACACTGTAAATCGCTCACACGCTAAGCCAACAGATGTTCACGTAGCTATCCCGGAAAACCTTCGAGATGACCTAGAGCCTTTACTTCCATCATTTCCATTCTTATACCCTATTGACGCTCTATACTGGAATGGTTCACAGCAAGTTTATTGTGCGCCTACCACTGACCTGAAACCTGCTACTGCTTACCAATATACATTTAGTGACGGTTCACAGAGATTAGACGTAAATGCACCAGCAACATTTAGTAAGAACTTTGTTACCTTCGGTGCTGTTGACAGTACTAAAGCTACAACTACTGAAACTACATACCTACTACGACGTAGAAAATTACGGTTTCGTGGTGGACTAAACAAAATACTGTCGTCTTCACTACACGTGACTGTCGATGGTGTACTCAAGCAACAGAGGCAGTTCGGTAGTAACGCACACAGTAACGGGGATTATCTTCTATTTGAGAGTGCGTCGAACTTCTCCCCTGTTCCCATGGCTACCCCTGTACTGGTAGACTACATCTCCTTTGGTGGTGGGCCTGCTGGGGTGTCTGTTGATTCTGTTATTCGTATTACTAATAAACAACCTATTTACGCAGGAGTAAGCTGTGTTGATTCTAACTCTATCTACGTCGATGGTGCTTGGGTACCTTGCTACGGTCTTGGTCAGTTCAGTGATTTCTCAGCTTTCAGTTTCCCAAGAGTAGTAGAACTCATCCAGCAGCGTCTTGTGTTTTCCGGTTTCCCACATAACCCTCTCTCAGTTTGCCTAAGTTCTGTTAGTGATACAAACACCCCTGGTGAATACTTCCGATTCTTCCAGCAGGACTTATTCACGGATAAAGCAACTGACCCACTGGATTTCACTATCTCTAGCACTGCTGCGGATGATTACGTAACAAACCTTGTTGAGTTTCAGGGTTCTCTATTTGTGGGTACGTTAAAGTCTACTTATCGTGTGTCTGCTACAGGCAGAGCACCACTAGAGCAAGGTAATTTCTTTGTGTCCACAGTAGGTTCAACAGGCCCGCTGAACCACCGATGTATTGCACGAACTGAATCATCTGTGTTGCTGCTGTGTGAGCGTGGTGTCTACTCTCTGGAGAATGGCACTAACGCACAAGAAGCAACGGAATACAACTTACAAGAACTAAGCACACCAATACACAGTCTTTTTAAGACACAGCCGGATAGCATTAAGGACGTTGCGTGGATTGATTATAACCCATTAGAGGATGCAGTTCTCATGGGGCTTGC